TTTACCCACTGTTACCTAGGTTTGGTTTAGGTGTTTGTACACCGTGCGATGTACGCACTCGTTGATGTGCACCTTGCCCTTGCTGTCGGTGTACGACTCACCGCACCCCGACACCCACTCTACGAATAGGAACAGGAAGAACGCGATCAGGACAAGTCCGAGGATGCCTTGGATGAGCCACGTGGCGATGCGTGTGATAAGACGTTTCATGGCAGCAACTCCTCGGGCACGTCCACCTCGTCGCCCAGCTTGGAGGCGACGAAGCAGCGCATGGCTGCGATCAGGGGTGTGGGGCCGTACATCTGTATGTCTGCCGCTGAGTTCTCGTCATCCCACCACATCAGGGCAAGCCACTTTTTGGGGTCTTCTACTTTGAGTTCCATGCACTCTCTCTCCAGAATCGGCCCGCCGAAACACCAGTCGGTGGAGTACGGTGGCGCGGTGCACCCCTCATGGATAGGCTCGTAGCGCATGGCAACATGCACCATGTGGTTTAGGACACGGCCTGTCAGTTCACTGGTCTTGATCTTCATGGCTTTACCTCCTCCTCAATGTCGATAACCTTGGCGTCAGGTTCGGCGTAATACCACGAGTCATCGAAAGCGTTTTTCTGTTCACACTGCTTTAGCGCGTACTTCTCAGTCTCGGCCTGTACATGCACGACGATGACTTTCTTGAGTTCGATGGTGTATGTTTTCATGTCGTTTCCCCTTTCTTGATTTGGTAGATTGCGTCCAAGACCTCAACCCAGAACTTGCGCCCTTCTTCGTGGCTCTTGTACGCAAATGCGTTGTCGGTCGCACGTTCCTCGGGTGTGTAGCTGCTGCCTGCGTGCAGGTTGAGCAGTCGTTTGGCAGTGCCTTGTGTGTCGGTCATTGCACCTCCCCCCATCCGAAACGAATGATGTTGCTCGGGTTTGACTGGTCGGTGTACGCATTCATGTCACGTGCCTGCTTGCGGGTAAGCCCTTTCCACTCGGTCGTCGCACCCTCTCGGGTGGTGGTGTAGAAGCGGTACGTGGGTTGGGTCGTGGGTTTGCCAAACATGTCGAGGGTTGCGCTGTCTTCGGGTTGCTTCATGACTGAATCCTTTTGGGGTTGAGGTCTTTGAGGTCGTTGAGGTCGGTGAACAACATGTAGTTGCTTTTGTGCATCGGCACGATGGTGCGGACGGTCGCCCTTGCTAGGGAGTCGCCGCATGGCATGCAGATGTGGTAGCCAGCTTTGGCTCGCTTGGCAGAGTAAGTGTCTGTGCAGATACTGCACCGGGGTTTGAGGCGGCTGGGCATGGGGTGATCAGATGGCGGCGTTGATCTTGGCTTGCACGGCGCGGATGTCGGCAAGGTAGCGTGTGTCATCGTCGCCCTCAAAGGACCCCGGGAACACTTGGCGCATACGAGAGTTGATTGCACCGTAGTCAATGGCCTCGATGAATGCGGCAAGGTCAGTGGCGCGAACTTCCAAGAGGGTGTGGAGCATGACAAGATCGTGTGTGTTGAGCTTGAGTGCAATTGACATGGCGAGAGTCCTTTCGGTTAAATGTTATACGGCGTATAACATTGCTGGTGGTCTTGAACCCTCAAGACGCTTTATCAACCAACAAACTATAGTATACCACGATGAACTCCCTAAGTCAAGTGTTTGGTGATGTTTTATGGTGTATTGTGGAGTACTGTATCAGGGATATTTATTGATAGTCGAAGTCTTCGTCTTCAAGGGCTACGCCCTGACGGGCGGTTACGCCAAAGCGTTTGAGGTCTTCTGGCCCCATGGCGGCGATCAAGTGCTTGGGTATCAGTGCACCAGTGGCGGCTTCCACGCAGGCACTTGGGATAACAATGCGGCCATACTCGTCGAACTGTGCATTAACTTGTTTGGTGTAGCCCTCCCATCGCGGGTGGGTGTTGCGGGCATACAGGTTCTCGATGCGGGTGTTCCTCGGGTTGCCGTCCTTGAATCGGATGTACCTAGGGTTGGCGTTGTCCGGGTTGTGATACGCCCAAACAAGGCGGTGCATGGAGTAGGTACCTGCACCGAACTCCCACTGTTTGGAGTTGACGCGCCGAGCGGCGGGTTTGGCCGTGGGCTTGGGCACGAGGTTGCCCGTGGCGTAGTCGTATGAAAACAAGGTACGCACGAGGATGGGGTTGGCAGACAGGGCTTTGGGCATGGTGGCTCCTTGGGTGTAGGTAATGTAATTGTGCCGTGCCGAGCGGGGTTTGTAAAGTACCCTTAACTTACCGGTCGTCAATGTTCATAGGTTGTAGCTGTGCAAGTCCTTGATTCGTACGACAGGTAACTCATATACTGAAGAGTCGGTCATTTTTGGGGAAACACCGTTTTAAATCGATCCATTAAGATTAGAACATTGCCCCGGAACTAGGCCAACAGGTAATGCATCGATTTTAGTAGCCAACCCCTTTTTAAAGAAAAAGAACATTACATTTCTATCTATCTATATATACCTATTCTTATATTACCTTACCAGTGCTAACTCTCTAACCGGAGTGGCCGGATGTAGCCAGTGCAGTTTTATAATGTTCTTCCCAAAAATAACCTATGCATTAAGAGCCCAACTTATGCATTAAGAAACGAACATTACACGCACCATAACACCGCAGCCGTTTAAATAAAGCGAACAATGTAAATCTAGCTAAAACGAACAGTAGAACAACCGCCCAGAACGAACAATAGAACAGCCCAAAAACCGAACAGTCCGAACTCATCACGTGTTATACGCGGTATAACAACTCAGCCGTGCGCATCGCCGCTTCTAGAACTGGTATCAGATGTTATACGCGGTATAACAACTCAGCCGTGCGCATCACCGTGCGCATCGCACTCGTCGCCGCTTCTGGAACTGGTATCGTGTGTGGGTGTGGTGCATCCCGCCGTGCTTGTCGTACTCGTCGCCGCTTCTGGAACTGGTATCAGATGTTATACGCGGTATAACATGATGGGCGGAATGGCCGTGGGGGTGCATGGGTGCATGGCATGGTGGGAAATTTTAGACGAAAAAAAACCCCCAGACCGTTTCCAGTCTGGGGGCTCAGGGTCTACCTATATCTGCCACAGGGGGTTTCCCCCCAAATAGAATCTTTTTGTCCGCCACAACTTAGGGTTCACCCGACGGGTGTTGCCCTCGCTGTACCCGGCTAAACCGGATTCGATGGCGCGGTCAAACGCCGCCAGCGCCTCTGCGTCCGAGGACGCGGTGAATTCCATGACGGGCTTGTCAACCTTGCAGTCGGCCGCGTCCTCGGACACGGCGTTAGGGTTCAGCCTGTCGGTAATTGTGTAGTTTTTCATTTCTGTCTTTCCAGTTGTGAGCCCCACTCTCGTGGGGCTCAGGGTTTACTTGATCAGAGCCGATGCACTCTTAAGGTGTTTGACCATCTCTGTAGCACTGAAGGTGACAGCCTCAGCCTTTTCGATTTTGTCAATCCACGCTGACAAGTCACGCTTGAGTCTCGTTGCCATGTCCGACACCTTTTTCGCGCCCCTCTCGTCATCGGTCATCAACTCATCTTGTTCGGCTTTCCGAACGTGGCTGGTGACCTTCACCAGCTTCGCGCCCGTCATCTGGATAATCCAGCGTTTCGTTACCTTTTCCTCATCGCTGAGGGATGTCGTCGGCTTTGCCATGATCGCTTGTTCTAACTTGGTGAACGACAAGAGAATCACGTTCTTTTTGAATGCATCCCGAAACTCTTTGTCACCTTCCAGCGTTTCGCTGGTGACACCTTCAAACCTCAGGAGGTCTGAGGTTTTCAGCCACTTCTTGTCAACAGCACCCTGAGCTTTCAGCGTGTCAATTGTGGTTGACACACACTCAACAGAAAGATTAAATTTTAACATCTCAATCCCTTTCAAGGATTATCTGCGGCATCGAAGGATGCCCGTCCAGAACCTCTAATGTAGCAAGATATAGCATGCCTGTAAAGGTAAACGAACGATCAGGCATAATCCGGTAGATGTTATCCCGCGTATAACAATGGAATCCACCCGTACCCAACCCCCCGCCGTATGGTTAGGAGTCCCTGTGTCACCGTAGGTATGCTATTCCAACCAAGTACTCCCCACCCCCAAAAAGTGCCCCACATACAAAAATTTTCTACAACTCCATTTGGCGTATCCCCCCCTAGCATGTTTATGTGTCATTCATAAAAATTTTTCGTAAACCCATCTGGCATATCCCCCCATAGCATCTTTCAGGATACTTACACAGAGCAAACATAAACCTACGTTTGACACCTTGAAAAAATAAGCTATTATTGCGTATCGGTCTACACGGACTTGCGCACAATGCCACTTGAACTCATGCCTGAATTCGGGGTGGAAATCATCCCAGACATTCCATACCTCGACTTGCGAGAGCGGGCGGATGCGGCTTGCCGTTCTATCTTGCTATTAGAAGAACATGGGTTGGAGGTGCAAGAACCCAACGAGGAAGATGCACAAGTTGCGGCCACGCTCACCACTGCGTACGCCAATAGCCCGCACAACGCAAGCGTTGCAGCATCAAACATGCAAGCATCCGGCCTTACCCCCGCGTCACTCAAACATATCCGCTCATACCTTGACGAATATGGCAGGGCTGTAGTTACACACGCCCTTGAGGTGCGTCACATGGTGACTAACCGGCTGTTGGAGGAGTCCCAGAACCCCGATCCGCGCATCAGAATCCGTGCGTTGGAGCTTTTGGGCAAGCACAGCGATGTAGGTTTGTTCACAGACCGCTCGGAAGTAACCATCACACACCAGTCAACGGACGAATTGAAGGCCAGACTACGTGCCAAGCTCCAAAGGCTCATCCAAAAACCCAATCTGGCCGAGGATGTGGTCGAAATTGGCGGCGATGTCATCGACGTAGACGCAGAAATGGGCTTAAACGCCCTAAAAACACCTGTCGAGCCCCCTTTTGAGCCAGAATTCGGGGATTTCGATGACTGAGGCTGTTGTTAGTACCGCCCTCGGTGCAAATGACTTTACGGAGGAGGAAATCCGGCTGATGCTGGACAACCTCGACGTGTACGAGCCCGAGGAACAAGCGGAAATTGAGCGGATTGCAGACATTCTTGGCGGGCGCAGGACAGCTAAGGCGTGTTACGACGATCTCATTGAGTTTTGCAAGCACATGCAACCAGACTACAAGGTGCGCAAGCACCACCGCAGGCTGGCTAACTTGCTAATGGACATGGCGGTCGAGAACAAAGACCGGGTATGCGTAAACATGCCGCCGCGCCATGGCAAGTCACAGTTGGTGTCTATCTATTTTCCGGCTTGGTTC